GATTAAGTTTTCCAGTCTGTGTATTGAACTTATTACTTGGGTCATCTGGTGGAAGTGTGTCTACTGGTGGTTGTGTAGTTGTTGTAGCAGGTGGAGTAGTAGTTGTAGTGGGTGGATTATTCTCATTATCTATTCCTGCTTGTTCTTCAGGGTCAGGATTTGAATACCCTAAATTATTATCATTAACATACTCATAACCAATCTCTCCGAAAAGACCTGGTCTTGATTCATCAACTGTTATTATTTGACCTTGTGGTGTTTTTACTTTTACTTTAGCCATATTATTTATTTATAAATTTATTATAATCAACCATTACTTTTTCTAACTGTACAACTCTTTCTGTTAAATGTTTTATTTGAACTTTTTTACAATCACAAGTTCCGTCTTGAATAGCTTTCTTTTTCTTTTCTAAAATAATATTGATTGTATCAAGTTGTTCTTGTACCTCTTCCATGTTTTTAATTAAATCATTCATAGTATGTTTTTAACAACAATTAGTTAGTATTCAAGCTTGATTGCTTAAGATTGTAGAAATAGTACCAGACATTGTATTGACCTGTCCTTGTAATATACTAATAGTACTGTTAACTGTGCTTATTTGACCATCAACATAACTCTTATTAGCAGCATCTGTTGTAGCTGATGGAGTTGCTAATCCAGTTATTTTATTACTACCCATAGCTAATGGTAAATCTGTAGATAAAGCATACGTTGAGCCACCAGTCTTACCTATCTTAACATATTTAGATGAAGAAGCTGCAAACATTCCTATTTCACTAACCGATGATGTACCAGCTGATGAAAAATAACCACCATTTGATTCTAAAGTTACAGAACCAAAAGAAGAAGCTCCTACATCTGAAGTAACTTCTAGTCCACTTCCATTTCCATCTTCAATTTTAAGATAACCATATTCTGTACCAGAATCATAATCAACTTCCATATAACCAATAACTGTATTACCATTTAACATTTCTATTTTGCTAGCAGATACAGAAGATAATTTTATTCTCTCACCAGTTGCTGATGTTTGAATTATACCACCTGTAATAGTTCCACCAATAACATCTACATCACCACTTGATATAGTATATTTAAATTTAGTTGCATCACTAGCTGAACCGAAGTATACCCCACTTGAACTAATGAAATAACCAGCATTTGTAGAATCAGTAAAAGAAGTCTTTCCATAATTAATTGTTCCACCTGTTAATGTTAAGTTATTTAATTGAGCATCTCCGTTAGCTTCTATCTTTCATCCAGACGAACCATCTACAAAAGTACCAGACCTAATAAAACCTTGATTAACAACTATATTGCTATTTAACCCACTTGAAATTAATTGAGTAGAATCTATATCAGGATATTTACTAACAGATTCATTAGTCTGTGGTCTTAAATATCTAATTATATCAATATCTAAATCATTTTCACTAAGCATTAAAGATTGATTAATATTTGTAGGTAAGTTTGGGTTTTCCATTATCCTATTAATTCAGAACTAATTTTTAAAATCTCTAACCCATTAAAAGTAAATGGGTCTCCGACACTACTACCGAATACTCTAAATCATATCTTGTTTCCAACTATTTCTTTGTGTATTACGCTTGTTGATTTTTCTATTCGTGCAATATCATTTCATTTGTTAACATCATCTGTATCTTTTCTGTATGCTAAAACACCACCCTCCATTTTGTTATGGACTATATCTAATTTAGTTATTCTTTTTCTTGTACTAAACAAACCATCAAATGTATATGGTCTAGTAATCAATGAGTATATTATAGGAGTTCCATTATCTGTTGTTCCATCATTAATTACAGAAACATCGGTAGAACCACCTGCTAAGTTCCATATTGTTGAACCATCATTATAGTTACAAGCAAAATAATAATCTTGTGGATATGAATATACTGTTCAAGCATTTGAAAATAGGTTATAAACTAAAGTTACTTTTGAATAGGTTACGCCATTAGCTGTTACATCACCTATTGAAAAGTATATACACTCGCCATCAGTTCAACCACAAACATTTGTATAGAAAGAAGCACTCATATTATTTAAATAATCTTTTACAGGTAAAGAAATATTCTCAATACCATCATCGTTTAATCTATAAATTCCAGTAGGATGATGAAAATAAACACTATCTTTATATGCTACAATACTCTCGTTAGAATAAGTTCCTACATAAATCTTTGGGTCTGGCTCAGATTCATCCGAAGAAAATATTTTATAAAGATGATTTCTTTTAAAGACCAATAATGTATTTTTACTTCTTTTAATTCCTGTTACGTTATCTCCATCGTTAGGACTAATATCAATTCATGAACCTGTGGTAACATCTGTATCTCAAGTTACTACTGGAGTTGCTGTTGCTGTTGGACGAGAAGAATAATAAACTCTATCTGGGAAAGAAGTGTTTCCAGTAATTCAAACTCTACCTCTAAAGTTCTCTATGTATTGTCCTTTAGGTGCTCCACTAGCATTACCTGTTGTTACAAAGCTATCTCCAACTGCACCACTTCAAATAGCAGTGTCTTCTGTTCCATTAACCATCCAAAGATAATCAAGAAATGTTGTGAACCTTGCTGGAGATAAAGCTGTTAATGAACTTCTTTTAGATGTTCAAGTAGCAGTTGACAGATAATATAAAGCAGTACCTGATACTGCTACTAATCTATTGTTAGTTCCAGCTCCACCATCTCTAAACTCATATAAGCCTAATAAAGAACCAGGCAATCCACCTCCTAATGTAGTAGTTCCATTACGTAAAGTCACTGCTCCAATAGTATTGAAGTTAAAGTTTGTAGATTCTGTTACTGCTGTTAATGGAAATTTTGATTCACCAACAGCACCTGGACATATCAATCCGTTTTTAAAGTCTACTAATTGTTGTAAGTCTAAATCAGCCATATTAAAAGTTTATTTTCCTGGATAAAAATGTATTACATCTCCAGAATAAAGTTTAGTTATAAAGTTACTCTTTTTGCCTGTTCATGTTATAAAGTCTGCGTCTTGTGTTGGTAATAAAGTACCGTTAGCTTTTCAAGATTTAATTTTTCATTTCAAATAATCTACAAACATATCTATCTCTGGTTCATCAAGGATATCTGCATCTGAATTATAAACTGGTAAAGAATTATAATAATCTATGTATATATTTTCACCAGCTAAGTCTTCTTCAAAAGGACAATTAAATAATATGTAAGAAACACCACCTGTGTATTCAACTGTGTATGTATATGGTTCTCCAAAGTCTGCACCTTGTCACACATAAACACCAGAAGCATGACCACTAGCCACTATACCTGTAACACCAGTTAATATATTAGTACTTAATGTGTTGCCGGTATATGCTACAGAATCTATTGTTCCACTAATTGAAGGAGAAGCAACATCTATAGAACCACTTGAATCAAAGTCACCACTATTTTCTAAAGTAATAGTTACATCAGCTGTAACCACTGCACCATCAAGAACTGTATAAGCAATGTCTTTATAATTTTGTCAGAAATCATTAGTTGGTTGATAGCATATCTCTTGTCCATCTCTGCCTATTCTAATCTTAGATATGTTCTTATTGGAATAAGGTTCTTTAAGGTCAGTTGGAAGAGCAACTTTGAATTGTCCTGGAATAATCTTATAGAAAGCACTGTTAAGTTTCTTTCTGAAAGGTAGTTTAGTTATTTGTTTATCATTTTCTATTTCTCTACGAGCTTCTCAAAGAGCTTCATTTAAGAAACTATCTGTGATGTCTTCGTTTAAAGTTTCTCCTAGTTGTAATAATGCTCTATTCTTTATAGAGTATACAGCATTATAAGCATAGCCGCTAGCTACTACTGCATCTGAATAAGATGAATATAGAGTTGTTGTTGAGTTATAAAATCTTACTTTATACATATCAGTTGAAGCATCAGCAGTTCTTTGTGTTATAGTTCAATCATTATCTGCTTGAATATTTGAAGCTGTTAATGCTGTGTAGGTAGCCCCACTATCATCTGAACGAGATATAGTTATCTGGTTGTAAGGAATAAAGGTTATCTTAGTTCCTCTTGGATGTGCAAACGTTGTAGCATCAGTTACAATAGAACCAGAACCTATAGAAGCAATCTTTCTTATCTCTGCTTTTTCTTCACCGAAATTTCCTAGTAATACATATTCATTTCCAGAAAAATTTGATGATGAAATAACACTTAAGGTTGTTTGAGCTGCTGCCTCATCTGCACTCAAGTATGTTGTCTGGTAATCAGAAAGGTCTGGACTTTTTACAAAGACCGTTACACCTATGTTGATTCCAAATTTAGTTTTTATCTGTGGTATAGACATATTGAATTATTATTATTTAATTAAGAAATAAAAGAAACCTGATGCTGTTGCTGCTGATGGAACTGTAACTGTAAATGTTTGTACATAGCCATCATCATCTGCACCTGCCCAAAAATTAATA